GTGCTGAAGTGATTTGGTCGTTGACTTCACTCGCATTGTACAAATCAATCACTTGCCGTTCGAAAATTGCAGACTTGCATACGACAAAGACGAAGACGATATTACAGGAATTTTCTACTCAAAAGATTGGGCTAACACACGAAGCAAAAAAGGAAAACCTGAATTTATTCCCGCGTTCAATCCGTCAATTGCGCAAGAACAACCGCGTCAAGTTATTTACGCGCACGGCATGATGGCAGGAAGTTCGTACTACGCGAAGCCCGACTACTTCGGAGCGTTGAATTACGTTGAGTTGTCCTATCAAATGGGAATGTACCACGTCAACAATATCTTGAATGGTTTATTTCCTTCATTCATTATTAATTTCTTGAATGGTATTCCGCAGAAAGAAGAACGTGAGGCAATACGTCGCGAATGGGAAACAAGATTGAGTGGTGCAAGTAACGCGGGCAAGTTCTTAATGACCTTCAACGAGGATCCTTCACGCGCTCCACAGATTCAAGACTTCCCTTTGTCGGACGCTGACAAGCAATATCAATTCTTAAGCGAAGAAACAGCAAAGCAAATCATGGTAGGACACCGCGTTGTTTCGCCATTGATTCACGGCATTAGAGATACAACAGGTTTCGGAAGTAACAAAGACGAAATGATTGTTGGTTTGGAGATATTCAACAACCAAGTAATCAAACCTTATCAAAGAATTATTGAACGTGTATTTACTCCAATCTTAGGAGAGATAAATATCGAAATGAACTCGCCATTTGACGACGAAGTTGTTGTTGTTCAACCAACGGTGCAAACTGCTGAATTAAAAAAAAAAGTAGTTGCTGCTGAGAATAAGATAAGCGCAGAAGATAGCGCGTTGTGGTTGGCTTATCTGAAAGAGAAAGCGGAATACGTCAACGAAGAAGAATGGCAATTGCTATCCGACGAAGAAGTAACCAATCCAGAAGGCGAAGAAAATTACCGCACCGAATTTATGAGTGTTCGCGGTTACGACAACCCAGACGAAGCAAGCAAAGAACTTGATACTGGATTGTACAAAGTTCGTTATTACTATTCAAGAAATTTCACATACAAAGACGGCGAATTGGTAACGCGTGACTTTTGTCAAGACATGGTTGCGTTGTCAAAAGAAGGAGCGTTGTTCCGTTACGAAGACATTATAAAAATGGGTAAAAACCCCGACGTCAACGGACAGTTCGCACCTTCAGGAAGCAACACTTATTCAATATGGATTTACAAAGGCGGTGTTTATTGTCGCCATGCGTGGTTCAGAAAAGTGTTCGTACGCAAAAGAGAGAAAGGACGCTTCCTTCCTAACGACGGATTGAAGAACGACCGAGTTGTGACGGGCGGAGTAGCGAACGAACTATTCCCAAAAGGACAAGAAGCGGTACGTCCGAACGATATGCCGAATCGAGCATCATTAAAAAACTAAAAAAATAAAATGGCACTACAACCCGAAGTTCTTTTAATAGACGAAAACTATATCAAAAAATACAGCTGGATAAATGGCTCGGTTGATCCGTTGTTTCTTTATCCTGCAATTTATTTAGCGCAGGACAAGTACGCACAACTATATCTTGGAACTGACCTATACAACCGCATCAAAGACGACGTGGTGAACGACGACATTACAGGCGCATATGAGACGCTTCTTGACAATTACTTGCGAAGAATGATTATGTGGTGGACTATGTACGAAGTGTTGCCTCATTTGTACGTTAAAACAGACAACGGAAGTTTAGTAATTAGAACAAGCGAAGACACTCAACCAATAAGTCAAACCGACTTGCAGAACTACCGCGATCAAGCGCGTCAACAGGCGATGTTTTACACGCAACGAATGGTTGACTATTTGTGTTTCAATCAATCGGACTTTCCTGAATACACAACGAACACAACACAACAAATTTGGTCGCAAACAAATGTTTATCCGTCGAACGCTTTTGAGATTAGCGACGGGCGTGACCGACGACCATACGAATACAGAAGAATTGGTTTAGGTTGGTTAAGATAAGAAACACAAAAAACACATGGCTACAAGGGGACGCAAGAAAGACATGGTTAAGCAAAAGATTTACGAAGAAAAATTCCGTAAGTATTTAGTAAAAAAAGAAAAACAAATAAAGAAGTTGTCGAATGAAAATTAACGCAGAAGGTTACGCACTAATAAAGAAGTTTGAAGGTTGTCGATTGAAGGCGTACAAGTGTCCTGCTAACGTGTGGACTATCGGCTTTGGAAATACTTTCTACGAAAACGGCGACAAGGTGAAAGACGGTGACGTAATCACGCAACAACGCGCGGACGAATTAGCGAAGTTTATTATTGACCAGTTCGCCGTTTCAATCACACCGTTCATTTTGAAACCGCTCAACGAGAATCAATTTAGCGCGTGTGTTTCACTTGCGTACAACATTGGAACAGGTGGCTTCAAACGTTCTTCGGTATTCAAGAAATTAAACGTCAATCCAACAGACGCAACCATTGCCGATTCGTTTCGTTTATGGAACAAAGGCGGTGGCGTTGTGTTGAAAGGTTTGGTTCGTCGTCGTGAAGCTGAGATACAATTATATTTTAAGGCATAACGAAAATTATATTTTAACGTGAACACAGAAAACGAAATTACTTTGATACACGAACAACTCCAGACAATGGACAAAAAGATTGACCGCATTTACAACGTGTTAATCGGTGACGATCAAATGAAGATTGAAGGTCTTGTCAGTAAGGTGCAGAAGCACGATAAGTACATAAGCAACCAACGTTTACAGGTTGCGCGTTTAGGTGGTATTGCAACCGCCGCAGGTGTCGTTGGCGGTTTAATTGTTCAACTAATTATAAAATTAATATGAAAGACTGGTTCAACTCTTTGTTAAGTAATTGTTCGAAAGTATCAAGCAAAAGAATTGTTGCTATATTTGTCGTAACAAATTTAATCGTTATTAGTTACATCGCCACGTTTTCGCAATACGATTGTCCGATTTCAATGTTTGATACATTAGCATTGTTGACAGGCGGTTTGTTTGGTGGTACTGTGATTGAACGATTTGCAAACCAAAAAACAAATGGCAGGACAACTCAAGACAATAGCGAGAACAACAGCTGAACAAATTTGTTCACGCTTTCCTGAAACACCTTCGCTTACTTTGGCGAAGAAATTGTTTGCTGAATATCCTGAAATTTACAATGACGTCGAACACGCAAGAACAAACGTTCGAATGATTCGCGGTAAGATTGGCGTAAAAAATAAAAAAGAATTAGCGGACAAGTCTTTGGTTGAAGAAAAGCCACGACCATTGAACCCATTTGCACTTCCGAAGTCGTACGCTAAAAAACGTCGACACGTCGAGGTGAAAGGAAGCAAGTTTCTTATTCTTTGCGATTTGCACTTTCCATATCAGGACAACGAAGCTATTGAGTGCGCTATAAACGAAGGAATAAAACAGGGGTGTGATTCAATCATCTTAAACGGCGATGCGTTGGACTGTCATATGATTAGCGACTTCGTCAAGGATCCTCGTAAGCGTAAATTCAAAGACGAACTATATTCTATTCGTCAATTCCTTGCGTCGTTAAGACACACTTTTCCAACGGCAAACATTTACTACAAAGAAGGCAATCACGAAGAAAGGTACTGGCGTTACATGAGAATCAAAGCGCCAGAACTATTCGACATTGACGCGTTTGATTTTCCTTCGCTTACGCATTGCGATAAGCACGACGTGAAATGGATTGACGGAAAGAGCAAACTCAATATCGGAAAACTTTCAATCTTTCACGGACACGAATTTGGTAAACAATTCCTTCCGTCTGTCAACGTAGCACGTGGGTTGTTTATGAAGACTAAGGTGTCCGCGCTTTGCGGACATCATCACCAGACAGCGGAACACAACGAGCGCGACGCTAACGGCAAGTTCATTACTTGTTGGGGTGTTGGTTGCTTATCTGAATTATCTCCCGACTACAACCCTTATTCGAAGTATAATCATGGCTTTGCTATTGTGAGTAAAGGAAAAAATGGTTACTTTAGCGTTCACAATTATCGCATACACGAAGGACAAATTTTATAAACCAAAAACAAAACGACTATGTTAATCACAACAATTTTTTTATTCAGCGCGCTAGTTAGCGTGTTGTGGGTTCGGGGCATTGAGAAAATGGCGAAAGACCACCCAGACTACGACGGAACTGATTTTATCTAAACGCACAATGGACGAAAGAAAATACCAACCCGACGCAGTTATTGTTATAATTGCAACAAGTGTTTTTTGGCTGCTTGTTTGTCTTGCATTTTGGAACTTTAACCCGAAGATTCAGACTGAAATTCAGATACAAAAACAAGACAGCATAATTTATTATAACAGCGGCGAATACGACCGCTTGCTTCAAGAAGAAATTGATTTATACGGAACATACAGAAGATATGAAGACGCTCAACTTAACGCCAAAACCACCTATCGCACTCGTCGTGATACTATTCTTGTTCTCGATACTATTCGTAAAACTGATATTGTCTATTTAATCAATTCCTGCGACAGCGTTATTGCTTCCGATTCGCTCGTTATTGACAACCTGCAGGAACAAATAAACATCAAGGACGAAAAGACGAACAACTTAGAAGAAGTCGTCGTTGCTTATAAACAAAAGTCGGTGTTGTTGAGCGAACAAATTAACACTTTGGATGCTGATAAAAAGAAATTGGAGAAACAAAAAAAGCGCAGAAACCACGCCTTAGTGTTTACTTCAAGTGTCGCTATTTTGTCGACGTTTGTTCTGTCAATTTTACTTTAGATTCGTCAACGAAGAACTTCATCGAGAACTGGATTGCTTCGCTCAAGAAAATGTTGCGACTGTTCTCTCCGCGTTTCTCGTCAATCTCGTTCCACAGGTCTTTGTGAAGGTACACACATATACCTTTCTTAGTTTTGCTCTGTGCCATCTGCTTTGTTTTTAGTCATCATCGAACCAATCATTAACGCTAAGTAGATTTTCTCTTTTGCATTTAAGTCTTTCCGTTGTGAAAGTTCCAGAAGGATATCTCCGAGAATCTTTCCTTGTTGAAAGTAGGTTGCGATTGAATTAACGATTTCTCGTTCGCGCTCGTAAGTCATTTTAAGCGTTTCGTAAAGTGGTGTTTGTTTCATTATGCTAAATTATTAAATTGTTTTTATCCAACAACGTATTGTCCATAACTTGGATTGAGTTCGAAATACATTCGCATCATGATTGCGTCGGCAACGTCTGGACTTATTCCTTCGCGGTTCTTGATTACGTCCTTCGGAGTTACCATAAGTTTTCCGTCTACGTCTGCACGGTGTCGCTTAATCATTTCGAGCTCACGCACGATTTGTTCTTTGCGTGTACTGGATAGAATCGTTACCTTGTTTTCTTCGACGTACTGAGCCAACTTGTAGTAACATTCGCTCTTTAAGTTTTGGTATTGTGGGTGTTTTGGTTTAGATCCATTCTGGAATCCGACGCACTTCAAATAATCAACCGCTCCCGCACCGATTCCGTCTTCATCTGCGATAACATTTTGAAGAAGAATTGAATGGTCTTTCATGACAACGCGAATCTTGTTCACTACTTCGTCAATGGCTGCTCTGTTGAGCTCAATTATATCAATGATAGTTAGTCCTTCCCATACGCAGATAATTGTTCTGTCCTTCCCGAAACGCGCTATGTCGGCTGTGATATACTTCTTGCCTTCATTGATTACTTCATTGCGGAACATTCGAAGTAAGTTCTCCGTTTGGAATAGCTTGTCGCTGTCGTCGTCGAACTCCCAGTTGCCTTCTAAAAGTCTTTTGCGGTCGTATTCAGGAAGGCGTCTAAGAGATTCGATGTAAGCAACAGGAAGGAAGGGGTTGTCCTGCGGTAACGCTTGAACAAACGCGCGATGTAAAGGAAGCTCCCCTCGATTATTTTTTAAATAAAATTCATTATACAACCAGCCTTTTGAAGGGTTGCAAGAAAGAAAACCTTTTGGAATAAGATTGTATTCATTTAATTTATATCGGCATCTTGAATGTACAATGTTAACGGCTTTCTCTGTGATCTCAGAAACTTCATCTAAAAAATAGTCTGTAATTTCAAGGCTTCCCATTTGGTCAAAGTTTGGATTTGAGGGATAGGCAAATAAATCTTTAAGAACTATTTCGCTGCCATTAAAAAACTTAATTATGTTAGACTGCCCATTAAAAGTATAATGCTTATTTGCAATTAAACCAAATTCCGCGGCTGTCTCAAAAAAAGTATTTAATGTTGTTTTTTTAAGTGTATCTAATTTGCTTCGCCCAATAAGCGATCTTGTACCTGGATACTTTAGTCGTCGCTGGATCTGCCACATACAACCAAATTTTGTTTTGCCTCCGCCCGCCGCGCCGCCGTATAATAATTGTTCAACAATATTATCAGTGTTCAAATAATTTAACGCTTCTATTTGGCGCGGCAGGTAGTGTGGTCTGTATGCCAAAATAATTACTTACTTTTTTTAAGCTGGCTTAAATACCAAGACACCGATTTACGGTTTACTTTGTTCTCCTGGCCTTCAGATAACTGATCGCAAATTTCAGTTAAAGACTTATTGTCTTTGTTAAGCTCCATTAGGCGCTGTTTAAGGGATTGTTTCATGTGTTTAAGTTAAATTTATATGGTTGATTATTAATTACGTTTTCGGTGCTCTCTATGTTGTTTGAATATATGTGTGCATTGCCAATAAAAAAAGTTATGCTATTCAATGGCAAATCAATTTTTTTAGACAAAACATACATTTGATAAATGTCAGAGGGCAATCCTAAATTGCTGTCCGCGCTTCTTTGATAAACAGTTAGATCTAATTTGTTATTGCAAATTTGAAATTGAATAAGAGATAAACAGGGAAGCTGATTTGTTTCAACTTCAGAATCTCCTATAAACAAAACATAATTTTTTGAATTTCTTTTTTCTATGTTTATTTTTTCAATAAGCTTTGGCAGCTTCTTAAAATATTGTGGATAGGACCCAATAAATTTTGGTAAGCAATAGTCCCACCAATGTATGCCATGATCTTTATATTTTACAATGTCATCTTCACCTTGCATGTAAAGATCTAATTCAATTTCTAATTTTTGTTTAGCAACTTTGTATTCACTAAATAGGCTTATTAATTCCTGCTCATTAAAAGAAATTGCTTGGTTTATTAAAAATTTAATATCCCCTTTTTTATTTTTTTGCAATTCGCCGTTATGCAAAATTGACTTAAGAAGTGTGAAGTATTTATTCATGGTGCTAAGATAATAATTTTATGCTAAAGTTTGTTTTTTTAAGTATAATTTATAAAGCTCACGCATCCCTTCAAAATGAATTGATTCTTTCAATAGCTGTCTTTTGCGATCACTCAAGCGATCAACCATTGACGCAACAAGTTGTTGTTCGAAATAAATGTTCTTCTTTGCGTTTGCTTTGCACAACCGATATTCTTCTTCGGTGAAGGTATCAACCGTTATCTGTTTGCTTTCTTCGAGCCATCTCATAAGCGACACCGCACGAATCTCAATCACCGTGTACTTTCCTTTTTTATAGTTGTGTAGATCTTCCGCTAACATTCTTCTCCAACTGTCGTCGTTAATAGGCATTTCTTTCTCTTTTAATTGTTTGGTTTGTTCTTCTTTTGCTTCAGCAATTTCTCTCTGTATTTGTAGATTTGCTTTGTCGCGATGTGGTTTGTAATGCGTTAACACGTCGCCAATGAATGACACACTTAACGCACCGAAGTGTTCGCATTTCTTTGTCAGTTCATTTGCTGCATTTAGTTCAAACGCTAAGTTGAAGTGTTCGAATGTAACCCAACGAAAGTGTTTGCCTATGAACTCGTGCAATAATTGCAACAGTTGCGCTTCAGGTAACGCGATGCCATACATAGCGCAAACCTTTGAGCAAAGTTTTACGAAGGCTGGTAGGTCGTAGTCTGCAACGAATGCGCTTTCACGTTCTGCTTTGTCAACCCTTTGTGTAATGCTGAGCGTCGTTGTAGATGCGTTGCGCAGCGTCAGAATCGAATTTTCCATTTTTGATTTTGGTTTGTTGGTTTGTTGTTACAAAGGTAGATAAGTCCCACTTGCGAACGGCTGCCTTCCAGTCCTTCATTGCATTACGTCCGACCTTCCAACCGTTCGCCTCGTAG